TTTGCTACGAACACAAACGCGAAAACTATCGTTAAAAGCGAAACCCCATAAGTCAGTCGGGACTTACGGGGCTTCTAACCACATCAAAAAGGAGTTGATATGGCTGTAGAGAATTGTAGAGAATGTAGAAACTACTTTGACAACAACTCGATTCTGGGTTTGTGTCGTAGATTTCCTACCTATCAAAACCGCAGTCCACAAGAGTGGTGCGGAGAGTTTTCGAGCAAAGCAGTTGCCGAAGTTACCCCAGAGCCTTCTGGGGATTTTTTGCCTAAAAAGAAAATGGGCAGGCCAAAGAAGTCAATGATTCATGAAAACCCTTTTACTGGCAAAGTAGAGGTGTTAGATGGAAATTAAACCTTTGCGCGACAAAATCATTGTCAAACCCGAACCACGGGTCAAATCTTTAATCCTAGACACAAGCACAATCGCAGAAGCCGATTCCATCGGGACAATCATTGCGGCTGGCGAGGATGCATTGTTCCAGGGCGTTAATGTTGGGGACAAGATTGTCTTTGGTACGCTGGCCAAGGATTACAGCGCTGAATACTTGAAGTTTGAGGAACTAAACTTAGATGGTGAGCGTCACCTTAAAATGAGTTGGCAAGACATTTGTGCAGTTTTGGAGGAATCATGAAACCTGGACTTTATGCAAATATTCACAAAAAACAGGCTCGTATCGAACGCGAGAAGGCAGAAGGCAAGCCCGTCGAGAAGATGAGAAAGCCTGGCACAAAGGGCGCACCGACTGCTGAAGCATTTAAACAATCTGCTAAAACGGCCAAAAAATGAAAAAGCATGACAAGCCCATCCCACACAAGACCACGGGCAAAGATAAAACCTACAACCCAACCGACAAGGGTGCAGGCATGACGGCCAAGGGTCGCGCTGAATACAACGCCAAGAATGGAAGCCATTTAAAGCCTCCAGCACCCAACCCCAAGACCGAGAAAGATAAGGGCAGGAAAGCCTCTTTCTGCGCGCGTATGGAAGGCGTTGTAAAGAACGCCAAAGGCCCTGCTGAACGGGCAAAAGCATCATTAAAGAACTGGAACTGCTAATGACTAAAGAACTTATAAACCTAAGAATTCAAGACCTAATCAGCAAAGGTAAGGAACTTGAACAACAACTTCACCAAATCAATGGTGCGTTACAGCAATGTCAATGGACACTATCCGAACTGGAGAAGAACGATGCCACTCAAGAAGTCGACAAGCCAGAATAATGTTGCATAACGAGACAAAAATCTCGTTTAGTAATATAATTTGCCCATGAAAAGAATTGACTTAACTGGGCATAAAAAAGGCAGATTGACTGTTTTGAGTTATAGCCATTCACATACACAACCATCTGGCCAAAAAAGGGCAATGTGGAATGTAATTTGTGAATGTGGGACTGAAAAGAAAATATCTACTGGTGGGTTGACTTCTGGTAAGACAATTTCTTGTGGTTGCTATAAAGCAGAAGGGCTAAACAAAAAAGAAGAAGGTGTTTCAAGTTTTAATCATAAGTATCGTGGATACAAGGCTAGAGCAAGAACACATAACAAAAACATAGAATTTACTTTAACAAAAGAAGAATTTAGAGAAATAGTTTTAAAGCCTTGTCATTATTGTGGAGTGGAAAATTCAAGCCGCACTATGGCAAAGCCAACAGCAAATGGTGCATTTGTGTCTAATGGCATAGATAGGATTGATTCATCGCTTGGCTACATTAAGGGAAATTGTTTGCCTTGTTGTACTATTTGTAATTGGATGAAGGGTGATTTGTCTTACAACGATTTTTTCTCACATATTAAAGGAATAATTTATCATCATGCCACTCAAACACAGTAAAACAGCCAAAGCGTTTAAAGAAAACATTAAGACGGAGATAAAGGCTGGTAAGCCAGTCAAGCAAGCCGTTGCCATTAGTTACGCTATAAAACGCGAAGCACAGAAACCCAAGGCTAAAAAGTGACTGAAGAGAAACGCCCAGTTGGTAGACCAAGCCTTTATGACCCTATCTATTGCGAGAAGGTCATAGAGTTGGGCAAACTCGGCAAATCAATAGAACAAATTGCTTCAAATTTGGGTATCGGTACTAGAACTTTGTTTACATGGAAGGATACGCACGAAGAATTTCGGCACGCCTTGGATGAAGCGAAGGAATATGAACTAGATTGGTGGGAGAACATAGCCCAGAATATGATGGTCGAGAGCAAAGAAGGTGACAAACTTAATTCCTCAATCTGGTCACGCAGTATGGCGGCAAGATTCCCCAAGAAGTACAGAGAAAGCACAAAGACCGAGATTACGGGTGCTGATGGTGCGCCTTTGGTGACGGGCATCAATGTGACTTTTGTAAAGCCTAATGAGTGAGACAAACGCCCAGTTCCCTGTAAAGATGGCCAGCCTTTTCGATAAGGCACGATACAAAGTCTATTACGGGGGCCGCGGTGCTGGTAAGAGCCATTCAGCGGCTAAAGCGCTATTGATACTGGGTGCTAAAAGCCAAATCCGCGTCTTGTGCGCCCGTGAGTACCAGACCTCAATCAAGGATTCTGTCCACAAGTTACTGTGTGACCAGATAGAACTAATGAACTTGCATGGGTTCTACGAGATTACACAGAGTTCCATCCGTGGCAAGAACGGCACAGAATTCGCCTTTGTTGGATTAAAGAACAATGTGGCCAATGTCAAATCCTATGAGGGTGTTGACTACTGCTGGGTAGAAGAAGCCCAAACAGTCAGCCGTCATAGTTGGAATACGTTAATCCCGACCATCCGTAAGGAAGGCTCTGAGATATGGATTACCTTCAACCCAGAGTTGGAGACAGACGAGACCTATCAGCGCTTTGTGGTCAGACCACCAGAGCAGGCGGTAGTCCAAAAGATTAACTGGAACGACAACCCATGGTTTCCAGAAGTGCTGGCGCTAGAGAAAGACGCGCTCAAGAGCCGCGACCCAAGTGCCTATCAAACAGTCTGGGAAGGCTTGTGCCGTCTGACAGTAGATGGCGCTATCTTCGCTAGTGAGATGCAAGTCGCAGAGTTGGATGGGCGCATAACCAAAGTGTCCTATGACCCAACCAAACCAGTTCACGCCATCTTTGACCTTGGGTGGGCAGATAGCACCGCGATATGGTTTTTGCAGTTTGTGGGCATGGAAACTCGTCTTATCCGATACCACGAAGATAGCCAAAAGACGATTAGCCATTACCTAGCGCTGATGCAAACCTATGGCTATATGTATGACACGCTCTGGTTGCCACATGACGCACAGAACAAAACCTTGGCAAGCAATGGCAAATCCATTGAGGAGATTGTCAGGTCAGCAGGCTACAAAACACGGATAATTGAAAGAACACCAATAGCGGACAGTATCAATGCGGCACGAACTATATTTAGAAATTGTTGGTTTGATAGAGAAAATTGTCACGATGGTCTACAATGTTTGCGTCACTATCGTTATGAGGTAGACCCTGAGACGGGTCAATTTAGCCGAAATCCTTTGCACGACCAGTACAGTCATGGCGCAGATGCCTTTCGGTACATCGGGCTAATGATTAACGAGCCAAAGCCAAAACGCAGAGTGCAAAATCAACATTACGGGCAACCTTTAGGTTGGATGGGATAAATATGGATGACTTTGACCCAGTTATTACCGAAGCGATAGAGTTCCTTAAATTCTGCAATGACGCAGACACGATGAATCGCCAAGAAGCGTTAGAGGACTTAAAATTTGTTTCTGGTGACCAATGGCCTGTCGAACTTCAAAACAGCCGTAATTTAGAGTCACGCCCAGTTCTAACAATCAATAAACTAGATGGCTATTGCCGTCAGGTTGCCAATCAGCAACGCCAGCAACGCCCTCGAATCAAAGTTCACGCTACTAATACGCACGAACAAATGGTGGAAGCCGAGGACATTCAAGGCATTATTCGCCACATTGAGGTCAATTCCAACGCAGACCACGCCTATGACAACGCTTTTGACTATGCTGTACGCATGGGCTGGGGCTTTATGCGTGTCCGCACAGACTATGTGTCTGAGGATTCGTTTGACCAAGAAATCTACATTGACCCAGTAGACAACCCATTTACTGTCTATTTCGACCCTAATTCAATCCTTCCTGACGGCTCTGACGCTGAAAAGTGCTTAATCACCACGATGATGAGCAAAGAAGTGTTTAGGTCGATATACCCAGACAATGATGATGGCACATCATTTACACAGCGCGGTACGGGTGACAGTCAATCAGAGTGGATTACAAAAGAAGATATAAGACTTGCTGAGTATTACTACATAGTCAGACAAAAAGCAAAACTCTATCTGTTAAGCGATGGTTCTTCTACTTTTGCGGATGACAAAGACTTCTTTAATCGCTTACAAATGGCTGGCATTACAGTCATTGATACACGCGAATCGTTCAAAAAGACCATTAAATACAAGAAACTGACCGCTATTGAAGTTATCGAAGAACGCGATTGGCCTAGCCGATACATCCCGATTATTCCTGTGTATGGACGCCATGTTGTCATTGGTGATAAGCGTAAGAAGTTCGGCATGGTGCGCTACGCCAAAGACAGTCAGAGAATGTATAATTTCTGGCAAACCTCTATTACAGAGTCTATTGCCCTTGCACCGAAAGCCAAGTGGGTTATGGCAGAGGGCCAAGACGAGGGACACGAACAAGATTGGGCGCAAGCAAACATCAAGTCTTTCCCGTTGCTACGCTACAAACAAACGGATATTGAAGGCAGAACAGCACCTCCACCTCAGAGACTGCAACCAGAACCACCGCCTGCTGGCACTATGGCGGCGGCGGCTATCGTTTCAGACGATATAAAAGCCATTATGGGTATTTTTGACCCTGCACAACTAGGTCAAGGCAATATATCTGGCAAGGCTCTGAACGGACAACAACAGCAAGTTGACCTAACAAATTACGACTATTACGACAATTTGACGCGTTCAATCGCTCATGTGGGTAAAGTCATTCTCGACCTAATCCCCAAAATCTACGATACACAGCGTATTTTGCGAATCATCGGTGAGGATGGCAAACCAGATATGTTGCCGTTAAACCAACGCGATGCGGTGGGTAACATCTTGAACGACACATCCATTGGTCAATACGATGTGGTGATGGAGACAGGCCCAGGCTACAACTCTAAGCGCCAAGAAGCCGTAGACGCAATGATGCCGCTACTGTCTAAGCCAGAATTGTTCAATGTTGCTGGTGACTTGGTGTTCCGTAATATGGACTTCCCTGGCGCTGATGTAATTGCTGACCGCTTGGCGGCTATGAACCCAATGTCGCAGATTGACGAGAAATCAGATATACCGCCTCAAGTGCAAATGCAAATCATGGCGGCTAAAAAGCAAATGCAAGATATGCAACAGCAGATGCAAGCCATGCAAACTCTTATCCAACAGCGCGGTGATATTGAGCAAGTCAAGCAAGATAACGAGAACAAGCGCGAACTTATGCGCCAAACCGCCAAGGCACACAACACCGAGACAATGGCAGAGGTCAAGGTCAACGACCAGAACACACGCGCCATCACAAGCCAGAACAAGATTGAAATTGAAGCGATTACGGACTTGTTGTTGCATCACATGGACACGGCAAGGCTCAACGCTGAGATTGACAAGCGAAATGCTGAACAGAATCAAGCAATGCGTTTTGCCGAGCAAGACATAAGTCAAGGCGGCAATCCATTGACACAACAATAGATTAGTGGTACAAACTCCACCAAACCTTACCAGTTAGGTTAACTGGGTAAATCCGTAGGGACACGTAATGTCTGACAAAGAAGCCAGTAATGTTATTACTAGCGACAACTCGGCAGAGTTTTATGCAAATAGATTAGGTTTAGCCGACCAACCCGAAGTTGAGGCTGTTCAAACAGAGCCAACAGAGGTAGAGGAACGGAGTGAACCTGAGATAGAAAAAGAGCAAGAGGAAAAGCCTAAAGCGAATCCGAAACTCGAAAGACGATTTTCTGAGATAACCAAGCAACGCGAAGAAGCGCGTAAAGAAGCGCAACAAGAACGCCAAGCAAGGGAAGCCTTAGAAGCCCGTTTAGCGGCACTTGAGAGACAGCCAGCGCCACAAGCGCCTAAAGTCGATGAAGAGCCACAACCAAGTCAGTTCAATGATGCGTTTGAATATGCCAAAGCCCTAGCGGAATACACGGCAGACAAGCGAATCGGTGAGATGCGTAAGCAAGATGCAGAGGCTAAAGAAGCACAAGAGCGTCAAAAGGTCATTGACCAATGGGCGAACAAAGTGCAACAAGCCAAAGCGTCATTGCCAGACTTTGATGACATAGTAGCGTCTAGTGATGTAGTCGTAAATGACGATATTCGTGACGCGATTCTTGAGAGCGATGTAGGGCCACAAATCCTCTACCATCTGGCTGAGAATGAAGATGTAGCAAAGAAAATCGCAGGCTTGAGTGCTAAACAAGCGTTGAGAGAGATAGGAAAGTTAGAGGCAAGGTTTGAGGCAAAGGAAACAGCGCCACAATCCGCACCGATTACTCGAAGTAAAGCACCAGCGCCAATCAATCCGTTGAGAGGGTCTAGTCCTGCTGATACGCCCATGTCCACCACAGGTGAATGGCATGGAACATTTCAAGCATGGAAAGAAGCCCGCAAAGCAGGAAAGATTCGCTAAACCTAATCTTTTTTAATTTTTTAAGGAAATGAAATGGCTAATAATTTATTGACCATCTCCAAGATTACCAACGAAGCGTTGATGGTCTTGGAAAACGAGTTGACCTTCACTTCTGAAGTCGACCGCAACTATGATGACCAATTTGCCGTAGTTGGCGCAAAAATTGGTAACACAGTAAACGTACGTAAGCCTGGCCGTTTTATCGGTACAACTGGCCCAGCGTTGAACGTTGAGGACTTTAACGAGACTTCTGTTCCCGTTACTTTGTCCACACAATTCCACGTTGACACACAATTCACTACACAAGACTTGGCCTTGAGCCTTGATATGTTTAGCGACCGCGTGTTGAAGCCTGCTGTTGCCGCTATCGCCAACAAGATTGACCGCGATGGTATGTCTATGGCTACTTTGCAGACCGCCAACATCGTTGGAACTGCTGGTACACCTCCAACTGGTCTGATTACTTATCTGACTGCTGGCGCGTATCTCGATTCTGAAGGCGCACCACGCGATGGCCGTCGTTCATGTATCGTTGAACCCTTCACATCTGCAACTATCGTTGACAGTTTGAAAGGTTTGTTTGTACCTCAAGAAGCCATTGGCGAACAGTATCGCAAAGGACTTATGGGGCGCGACAGCGGCGGGATGAATTGGAAACTTGACCAAAACGTCGTGGCTCAAACTTTTGGTAACAACAGCACAACTACTGTGACTGCATCTGTCGCTACTACTACTGCTACTGGCTTCCTGACCTCTGGTTGGGCATCATCTAGCACTATTACTGTGACTGCCGCTAACACAGGTACTTTGAACCTCAACGCTGGTGATACTTTCACCATCGCTGGCGTGTTCGCTGTCAACCCACAAAACCGCCAAGCCTACGGCTCTAACAAGTTGCGTAACTTCGTTGTTAAATCAACTGTTGCTATTGCTTCTGGTTCTTCTGGCTCTGTGGTTGTGTCTCCTGCGGTTATTACTGCTGGTCAATTCCAGAATGTGTCTATTCCTAGCACTTCTGCAACAGCCGCTGTGACTCAGTTCAACAGCACAGGTACTGTGTCACCACAGAACATCATCATGCACCGCAATGCGTTCACACTCGCTGTGGCCGACCTTGAGTTGCCAGAGGGTGTCCACTTTGCTGGTCGCGCTTCCGACAAGGAAATCGGTCTGTCCATGCGTGTTGTCCGCCAATACACAATCAACAACGACAGTATTCCTACTCGTTTAGATGTGTTGTATGGCTGGGCGCCGCTGTACCCAGAACTCGCTTGCCGCGTTGCCGCTTAATCATTAACTTCTTTTAAGGAACATATATCATGGCCGCACCTAATAGCGTAACAACCATCCACCCAAGTAATTTGGCAAC